TGATAATGAGTTAAAACAATTTTCCGAAAGATTAGAAATGACTAATATGGAATTACAAGAAGCGAATAATAAAAGTGAAGATTTAAATCAACAATTGAAGATTGTTCAAAGTATTAATGCTGAACTACAAAATAAGAATGCTGAATTAGAGGATAGAATACAAGCATTAAAGAAGCTTAATGACGAATTGAAGCAACAAATTGAACAATTGTCAAATCCATCATAGTGTCTTTAGACACTCTCGTTTCACGAGTAATTCAATCGTTAAAAACTGAGTTTTTAGACCATCCTTTCTGGGTGGTTTTTTTATTAATACAAAAAATCATAAAATTATATTTAGAATATGGTAAGATTAAATAATGGACTAAATGATATTTTTGTTACTATTACTGAAAATGGTGGTGGTGATTATTTTATATTAAGAGTTGTTGATAATATGGATATAAATGTTGAAAGTTTATGTATATTAGGTAATAATATATCACCAGACACAACAAGATATGATAAATTTGAATTAAATGTTGCAACATCTTCTGCTGTAAATGAAGGACTTTTTGTAGCAATAAATGAAAATGGATTTGCTTGGAATTCATCCGATGGATTTTCTTGGGCAACACATTCAGCAGCAACTGGAAATGAGATATGGCTGACTTATTTAAGTGAGAGAAAAAGATTACTTGCAGTATCATATGCTTTTAATCAGAGTGAATGGACTGATAATCCATATGAAAGTTGGACACCAACATATACACCATTTAATTTAACAACAAGAGTTAGTTATTCTCCAAAACTTGATAGAGTTATTGGGTTTAAGTATGATGAAAATTATATTTTATATTCGGATGATGGAGCTGTAACCTGGGCAACAGCCTCTTATAATACTCCAATTGAACCTTTTTTACCAGCATCATGTTGGTCCAATGAATTAGATAGATGGATGTTAGTTGGTGGTAACTTTGTTGCTTTTTCACCTGATGGGATAAATTGGGATGAGGTATCAACTGATTTACCAATAGGTGCAGATGAGTATTTAGGATGGATTAAAGAATTAAATTTATATCTTCTTTTAAGAGGTGAAGAGGCTATATCTGCTAGTCAAATATCAAGTGATGGGTTAGTTTGGTTCCCAGTTTATGTTAATTCAGGAGGTTCTTACTGTTCTTTTACTGATTTTGCTTATGGTGGTATAGTAGATGAGGAATTAATTGTTGCGGTTGGATATCATCCAGATATTGTTGCAACTGATACTATATCAACATCACCAAATGGAATTGACTGGACAAGAAGAGAAAGTCCAATTGATGGAAATTGGGTAGCTGTTGATTGGTCACCAGTTCTAAATATGTTTGTTGCAACACCAAGAGATGCCACGCCTTTTATTGGTTCTTATGATGGTATTAATTGGTTTGAATGTTCTGGTCCAACCATTGGAGCTTTTAATGATATGTTATGGGTTGAAACATCAGGTTATAATAATGAAGTTTTAATACTAAAAGAAGAAGGACAATATAATTATGAAATCTGGGGAATGACTGGTTCAGCTCCGTTTGGTGAACAACCAATAATATACGAAGGTGGGACTATTTTAGAAAAAGGTAGAATAATCTTACAATAAAAAATAAATAAAAATTATGGAATTATTTGGATATAATTTATCAAAAAAAGTACAACCTATATCAGTTAATGCTGAGGTTATTAGCAAACCACAAATGACTAATGATATAATTTCATTATCTATAATGGTTGATTTACCAAAGATTAAAGAAAGTAGAAATAAAGTTTATGTTGAATACGGAGTGGATAACCAATATCCAGAATTCTTAAAAGATTTGTATAGTTCATCACCAACTCATAATGCCATTGTTAAAACTAAATCATTAATGGTGGTTGGTGAAGGATATACTTATGATGATACTTTTTTAAGTGAGGCAGATAAAATAAATGTCCTAAAAATTGTTGGTAGATTAGAAAAAGAGTTTAACGCCTTATCATTAGATTTCCAATATATGGGAGCTATGGCTTTTGAAATTATTTGGAGTTTAGATTTTTCAAGAGTAGTTGAAGTTAATAGAGTTGATGCTTCTAAATTAAGAAGTGGTAAATTTGAAGATGGAGTTGTTAAAGAATGGTTTTACAAAAGAGATTGGTCGGATAGAAGAGAAGAAATATCTTGTATTAAAGCCTTAGATAAAAGTAATAAAACTGACCACAGACAACTTCTTTATGTTCCAGGTGAAATGGTATCAAATGAGTATTATGGTGAACCAGGGTTCATTGGAGCTATTGATTGGATTGCTTTAGAAGCACAATGTGGTGTATATTATAGAAACTTAATTGAAAATGGATTTTCTCCATCAGTTGTTGTTAAGTTTTTTCAAAAACCAGGTAATCAAGAAGAAAGAGATGCTATTGTTGGTGGAATGAAAAGAGCATATACTGGTACAAAAGGTTCAAAGTTTTTAGCAGTATTTAGTGATGGAAAAGAATTATCACCAGAGATTACACCAATGGAGGTTTCCAATATGGATAAACAATACACCGTATTAGCAGACCAGATTACTCAAAAGATTTTAACGGGTGAAAGAGTAACTACAACAGAATTATTCGGGATTGCTTACCCAGGTCAATTGGGTTCAAGTGATTTTGATATTAAAGTTAAATGTTTTGAAAAATGGGTCATAAGACCAGACCAAAAGATATTTGAAGCATCAATAAATGAAATATTATCATTAAATGGATATGATGTTAATTTTAAATTAAACCCTTTTGTAATATAAAAATAAATAAATAATTATGGCAGCATATACACCGTGGATTACACAACAATACTTAAAAACAATAACACCAATATCAACGAATATAGATGTTAATGAAATAGCAAATCATATTGAAACAGCAACTTATATTAATATAAGAGAATTGTTGGGTAAAAATCTTTATGAAGATATTAACACAAAGTTTGTTAGTGGAACTTTTTCAGCAATTGAAACTGAATTGTTCGATATATTAAAACAGGCCTTAGCTTATAGAGCTACGTGGTTAGCTATTCCATTCTTAGGAATTAAAATCCGTTCAAAAGGAGTTGTTAGATTAAATGATGAATTTTCACAGAGTGCCTCATTAGATGATGTAAAGTATTTGAGAAACGAATTAGATAATAGAAGTCAATACTTTGAAAATAGAGCCCAAGAGTTTTTATGTCAATTTTCAGTTGATTTTCCACTTTATTTGAATGATACTAATCCAAGAAACCAGATATATCCGACATCTAATAATTTTTATGAAAGTGATATATATATTGATAGTCGAGACAGAGAGATTTTGAGAAGAAATAGATACTTTTACGGACCAAACGGTTCAAATAACAACACATACTAATAAGAAAATCTACTATATTATATGGTAGGTTTTTTTTGCTTCTAAATATGATTGACGAGCCTCTTCTTCGTTATCATATCGCCCAAGTGTTTTATGTTCTCCATTTACCATAATCTTTGAATGCCATTTATTCCTATTCTTATCCCAGCTATATCCCTTAGCCTTTGTATTAAATGTGTTTTGTTGTTGTGTTATGCTTCTCAAATTATCAATTCGATTATCATCTTTAAATCCATTAATATGGTCAATACAATCAACACATTTTTTATGAACACAATAATAAATAAATTGGTGTGCTAATAAATGATATGTTTTTTTACCATCTCTAATTCCTATAGTTATATAACACAAATGTTTTGCTTTAATAACTTTACCTCTAACACCAAAAACCTCACCAGTTTCAGGATTACATGTTATTCCTTTATCAATTGCCATCAGTATCTTTTCTTCCCTATTCATAAACAAATTATCTACTATTTATACTTTATATATGTGTAATAGTTTAGACAATTTAAATGGAATAAAAAGGTCAATTGAGAATGATAGAAAGTCTATTGAACTCGCTAAACATATTAAACTTGTTAATCAACTTGGACAACCATGCGAGAACTTTAGAATAATTGATGAGAGACCAATGACACCTGAATTAATTGATGAGTTTGAATTGGCTATTAAAAGTGGAGTTGCTGGAAGACCACCAAAAGTTAAAAAAGTATATGTTAGGCCTCAAACGATTGGTGATAAGTATATGATAATGTGGAAATATAATTTAAGAGATGGTATAACAGGAGCTAAGTTAATTGAAACATCACGTGATTTTTGTGTAAATTTAATAGAGGCTAATAGATTTTATACACGACAAGACATTAATTCACTATCAAATGGCTTCGGTCTATCTGTTTTTAGATTTGCTGGTGGATTTTACCATAACCCAGAAACTGGAGAAACAACACCATTTTGCCGTCATAATTGGGTTCAGACTTTCGTTGAAAGAATAAAATAAAATAATATATGAGGACTTTAAGTTTATTTTTATTATCAATATTAACACTTCTAACACCCGTTAAAATGTTAATCCTTATCATTACATTATTTGTAGCCATTGACACCATCTATGGCATTTATTATACTATTAAAAAGAAGGGATTAAAGTCCTTTAAGAGTAATTATTTATTCAATATAGTAATAAAAACATTTTTCTATGCCGGTTCAATAATACTTCTTTTCTTAATTGATAAATTTATATTTGGTGGTTTATTATTCGGAATTGAGTTTTTATTATCAAAAGCTGTAACTATATTATGGTGCTATATTGAGACCAAATCAATTGATGAGACTTCGATGAAAATGGGTAATCGTTCTATATGGGTTATAATAAAAGAGGCTATTGGAAAATATAAAGATATTAAAAAAGATATTACTGGTCTTGAAGAAAAAAAAATAATAGAATAGTATGCCAATAAAGTCATGTCAAATTAATGGAGAAGATGGATGGAAGTATGGAGATGCCGGAACTTGTTATCCAGGAAAAGAAGGTAAAAAGAAAGCAATTGCTCAAGGTGTTGCTATAACTGGTGGTAATGGTGAATTAGAAAGACTTGAAAGATTTAAAGATTTTCTAGCTATTAAAAAGATTGGATTTGATTTTGATAATACTTTATCAACTAGTAGAGGTCAAAACTTATTTAAGAGTTTAACTGGAACTATGTATGTGATTACAGCTAGAAATCACCAATCACCAGATGTTTTTAAGGTAACAGACCGATTAGGTATTCCAAGAAGCAGAGTATTCTTTACTGGTTCAAATCAAAACAAAGTCCAAAAGATTAAAGAATTAGGATTGGATGTATTTTATGATAACAATCCTTCTGTACACTCATTATTACCATCAATTGTAAGAAACTTTTAAAGGGAGAGTATGTATATTTATATATAATTATAGGTGTTTTGACATAAACATTTTTATATTTTTTTTGAAACCAATTACGAAGGTAGTTGGTTTTTTTAATAACAAAAGGTAAATTAAATAATATAATATACATGGGTGTAATCAAGGGGTCAAAAAGAGGACCATATAATAAAACTGGAATAAAAAAGATTAAACCAATAAAGGTTAAAACTCCACATTCTAGAAAGTCTAGATGTAATAAATATACAGATGAAGAAATTATTGAGGTTATCTCTAAATATGAAACTCGTGGTGAAATAAGAATAAGTTCAGATAGTAGTTATTATTATATGGCAATACGAAGAGGTTTAACAGAGTATTTACCACCTAAGCGAACTAAGAGTGGTATAATTGTTGGGACTTCATTAGAATTAAAATTACTACGTCAAAAAGAGAAGGAGTTAAAGCAGTTACAAAAGAAAGAACAATTAGAATTAAATAAGATTAAAAAGTCTGAAAAGAAGATTGATAATTCGTCACTTATTATGTTCCCGATGATAAATATGGAGGGTAAAAACTTTTGTGGTAGATGTCATATAGTCGATTTAGCAGTAGATTGTTCTGGTAATAAAAATCTTTGTAGTCTTTGTTATTCTAGAAAGAATTATCTTCTATCACGTGGTAAGTATTCTAATCTATTTAATGTTAAGGACGAATATGTTAATACTATAATAAAACATCATGAAAAGGTATTTGAAATTGGCTTAAAGGTTGATGATAAAACACAAGATTATTTAAGTATGATTGGTTATGAATTTATCTTTAAGGAGAATTCATAGTATCCTTAGCTCACTTCCTTCTTGTGTGTAGCCACCCAGTCAGTGAGACAAGATTTTAAGATGAGGTGGTGGGTAAGAAACTAAATAATATAATATAATAATATATCAGAATACTCATATACTATTTGTTTACATTTTTTGCATAAACCTGACTTTTATAATACTATTTGTTTACATTTTTTAACATTTTTACATTAAATAATAAAAAATAACAAAAAAGTGTAAAGGGAAGGATAACTTTTTTATATATACAATATAAAATAAACAATAGTATATGATAGAGATAATCCCATTCAACAAAAAAATATTTGATAATTTTTCGGTAGATACAAAAAAAATAACAAGATATGTTTATATAAATAATATAGAACTTATTGGAAAATTACTTTCTATGGAATTACCTATTACAAATAGAAAAATAGCACTAAGAAATATATTTGATTTTCTAACTTATGTAGACATAAAAATAAATGAGAATGAAAAAACAATAATACCTATAAGTTCTAAAGTCCTTATATCATTTTTTAATAGAAATGAATATAAAAAATATATGGAAATATTAAGTGAGTTAGATATAATAACAAGAGTTCCATATCAAGATGGAACATTTTATATAAAAGGTAATC